ATTTTGCACAAAAATTTCTTCCCCAACGCCCCAAACTTTGTGCAAAATGTCAATAGACACAAAATATAGTGCCCACGCCCCATAGGGTAGGGGAGTATAGCAATTTTTACAATGTATATAGCAACATATACAATTTGATGTGTGGTATAATATAGACAACGAAAAAAAAAAACTGAAAGTAGGGTTGACGAATGAAAAGCTTATTCAATTCTGTATTAGAAACTGCCGCATTGTTTAAAAACTGTGATGGCCATTCGCAAAGTATAATATTAAGAGAGGAATGTGCCGAGCTCATTGTAGCTCTATCACATTTCGAAAGAAATAGAAAGGGGTCTTTTAATGAGATATTAGAGGAACTAGCGCATGTTCTTATATCCTGTTTTGCATTTATAATTTGTGCAGATATTCCAGTGGAGGAGCTTACGGTGGAAGTAGATAAAAAATACAATAAGTATCATTGTGAAAGCGAGGTGAAAAAACCATGAAAGAAAAAAATTAAGATTACAATTACTTTTGCCGATGATAACATCGCTTTGTATGGTGAGAATATACAAGACCTGACCGAAGATGACATCATTGACAGCATCAAGATGCTAAGCAGTTTCGCTAAGACTCAAAGTATTTTACAGGAAGAAGACTCAACAAATGGAAATGCGTAAATTCATCATTGAGATGCACTCCGACGGTTCGTTGACGTGCTGCGAGTATGAGGACCCTAAAGAATCCATCCGGGCCGCAATTGATTGTGCGTGGCTGGCCGGTTATCGGCAAGCACTCAAGCATTGTGACGAGCAGGTTAACACGCTTAAGGGTTTCAAAGGCACTTGCCAATCATCCGAACTCATGTACCAGGGGGCCGAATCCGTTCGCTATGTGGTGTTATCGGCCTATCGTAAATACCTTAACACAAAAAAATAAGTCGAAACGGCCTCTGGCCGTCTACCGGGACTACCCGCCCGGTACTGATGAGACAGGGCACATACTGAAAGGAGTTTTGTATTATGTCTGAAGCAATGATGAAGTCCGAAAACAATGGTGTTATGATGGTGTCCGACGTGATGACCACTGGTGTCGGGTATACTGATATGAACCTTACGGACCGTTCTGCCGCGGTTGCCTTCTACAATGCCACGAGCAATCCCGTCAACAAGCTAAAGGAGCATGTCAATGAGGTTCTGTCGCTGGTTCATGTCTCTGTGGAGTGCGTAGAGGTCAGCAAGGACGACGTCCCCGAGGGCAAAGCGATTGCACCGCGTGTCGTCCTCATTACCGAGGACGGGCAGTCCTATGCTTGCGTCTCCGTCGGTGTGTATCAGTCTTTGAAGCGTATGTTTACGCTGCTCGGCACCCCTGATACGTGGACGGAGCCGGTGAAGATCAAACCTGTACTTATCAGCACCAAAAAAGGTCAGGTTTTGTCTTTGAATCTGGTTTAATCTAACCAATGGCCGCCGCACATGCGGCGGCCATATTTGTTATAAGGAGGCCCCATGAAAAGTAAAGACAACAGAGCATCCTTGCTGAACTGTGACGACTCCATGATATATCTTGCATCTGCCATTGTATATAGTGGAGTCGCAAACAAAGATGTTAATTTTTTCCGCTCTGAGTGGGCCAAAATTATTTTTAATGGTCTAGGCATCGAAGCGGATCCCCTCGACTGGTATTATATGATTATGAATAGAAAGGAGCGGAATAAGCATGGCCGTAGGCGCAGCTAAAGCAAGCGCGACCCTCAAATACAGTTCCGAGCTGTACACCCCCTATGCCTTGGAGTCTTGGCCAGATAATCAAATGCGCAAAGAGTATTCCCGACTTCGTGACATTGCGCAGAAACGTATTAAGCGCTTGTCACAGGACCCCATCAGCGGCACAAGCGACGTTTATAAGGAATTTGCTGGGGGTTTCCCGACCATAAAGGCACTGCGGGGAGACCGTAAAGCATTGGAGCAGGCCGTGGCAGATGTAGCGCGTTTTGTGCGCTCCAAAGGTTCCACCGTTGGCGGAGCGCGTGCAGAATTTGAGCAAAAAATGAAAGTTGGCGGCATTGATATTGCCGACGTGCCCGAAGATCACTACACGGCCCTGTCTGAATGGTGGGGAATCGTGAAAGCGTCGGGCATTTATTACTATCCGTCAGACCAACCAGTCATGTACTGGCGCGAGAAAGGCGGCTACAACGTCAGTATTGACGATTTTGTAAAGTGGCAACAAGGTGAGGTCAACTATGGCAAAGAATGGAACTACAGCGAGGGGAGCAGCTCTGCCGACCTGCGCGGAGGTTTTGGAGGAGGTTTGTAATTACAATCCGGTTCCCTGGCTCATGGAGCATCTGGACAGAAAGCACACTAAAGGCAAGAAGCGCAAAACGAACAAGAAGCGCTTATATGTGGATATGCCGTGTGCGTTCGATATTGAGACTAGCCGCGTGTGTGTTGACGCCGACGACAACCCCCACACCATTATGTATATCTGGCAATGTCAACTAGGTTTGGATATTACCATTATTGGTAGGACGTGGGATGAGTGGTTGAATTTTACAGGTGTGATTAGCGACTACTTGCAAGCAAACAGCGGGCCGCAGGGTGACTGGTATCTGTGTATGTACGTTCACAATTTGGCCCACGAATTCCAATATCTGTCGGGGGTTCTGGATTTTGGGCCGGGTGATGTCTTTGCCAGCAAGCCCCGCAGGGTCTTAAAATGTGACAACCGAGCTATTGAATACCGATGCAGTATGCGTCATAGCAACTTGTCCCTTGATGCTTGGGGCAAGCAGCTGGGAGCCCCTCATGCCAAATTGACCGGTACACTCGATTATTCAAAAGTGCGGTATCCCTGGACTCCCCTGACATCTACAGAATTAGCGTATTGCATCAACGATGTTCGGTGCATTGTGGAGTGCTTGTTAATTGAGATGAAGCGAGACGGAGACGACCTCTACACGTTACCATTAACGCGCACCGGCTATGTCCGACGAATGGCCCGCGAAGCAATGTACAAATGGGGCATTAAACGGGTCAAGCGTTTACTGCCGTCGTGGGAATTGTATAAAATGCTACGCGAGGCATTCCGAGGCGGTGACACGCACGCCAACCGCTATTATGTGGGGATGCACTTAGAAAACGTCGGTTCCGTGGATATGTCGAGCGCATACCCAGCAACGCAATGTGAATGTTATTTTCCTATGACTCCATTTAGGCAGGAACCGGCCACCGTAGGGCGTTTGATGCAATGTATGAGGCACGGCAAGGCCTGCTTGATGCGCTTACAAGTAAAAGGTTTGCGCCAGCGGTTTAAGTGGTGGGGGTTCCCATATATTCCACTCGCAAAAGTGCGGCACTGTGAAGGATACATTAACGACAATGGCCGTCTGTTGTCTGCTGAACATTTCGAGATTACCATAACAGACATCGACTTTAGAATCATTGCGAAAGAGTATGATTGGGACGCCCTTAACGTTCTGGACCTGTACACGTCCGATTATGGCAAACTGCCAAAGCCCCTGACGGATTGCGTCAAAGAGAGTTACACCGGCAAAACATCCCTTAAAGGGGTTCCCGGTCAAGATTTGTACTATGTCAAGTCAAAGGGCGACCTCAACAGCTACTACGGTATGACAGCACAGGACCCCTTGCAGCTGGATACACTTTTTGACGAGGACGACCCCGACAATCTCTGGAGCGAATGCACCGACGACCCAGAGGGCAGTTATAATGACCACCGCCCCCATCTGTTTTTGCCCTACCAATGGGGCGTATGGACAACAGCCCATACTCGCAAGCGCCTAAAAATAGCGCAGTGGGCCGCGGGCAAGAATGGCGTGTACTGCGACACCGACAGTGTCAAATATATGGGCTATATTGATTTGTCGGACTTTAACAAAGCCGTAAAGCAGCTCGCAAAAGACAATGGCGCTTGTGCCACCGACCCAAAAGGCAACACTCATTATATGGGCGTCTATGAGCAGGAGCGCAGCTATGCGGAGTTTATGACGTGGGGCGCAAAAAAATACGCGACTACTTATAAAAAAAGCGGGCCTATCACTACTACCATAGCAGGAGTTAGCAAGCGGAAAGGCGGTTTGGAGCTGGCCCTGTGGGGCGGTTTTGAAGTATTCAAGCCCGGGTTCACGTTTTGTCTTGCCGCCGGAAATCAGGTTATTTATAATGATCGTCCAACCGTGCCGGATTTTGTGGTAGATGGACATACAGTCCACATCACCCGCAATTTGTGTATTTGTGATAATACCTATACACTCGGCATCACGGACGAGTATGCAAAGATACTCGGGTATAAGATCATGGAGGTTACATAATGAACAAAGCGCTGTTTACAAGCAAAACGGGACTGTGGGAAACTCCACAAGAATTTTTCGACAAGCTAAACCGGGAGTTTGATTTCACATTAGACGCTTGTGCGACACCAGAGAATGCCAAGTGTATAAACTTTTATTCTCCAGAGCAAGACGGCCTGAGCATGCCGTGGAATGGGCGCGTTTGGTGCAATCCGCCGTATGGCAGACAGGTTGGCCAGTGGGTCAAAAAAGCGTATATGAGCGCACAGACGGGAGCCCTTGTGGTGATGCTGCTCCATTCCCTTCCATGGTATGTGTTTTAGGGGGGGTACAAGATGATTAAACTTTACACCGAAGACGGTTGGCCTAATTTCTCCGAGGATGACGGCATCTTGTCCACCGGAGCACCCATCATTTTTATATGGGGCGGACGTGGTACCGGCAAGACCTATGGAGCGCTAAAGCACGTCCACCAGACCGGGGAGGAATTTCTGTATTTGCGCCGTACACCGCAGCAGGCGGAACTTATATGCGCCTCGCCCAGCATGTGGCCATGGTCTCCGTTGAATGATGATCTACAAACACATTACGCCCCGTTTAAAATACCTAAAATAGCGGGTCTCTATGAAGTGGGCAACGCAGGGGCCTACACTGATACAGGGTCTCCCATAAAACCGGCCCAAATGGCCGGAGTTGTGGGAAGTGTCGTCACCCTTGCCCGGACCCGTGGTTTTTCAAGTCCCCATACCAATATAATCATTTTGGACGAATACCAGAAAGAAGAATCCGACTACTATAGGCGCGGTGAGGGCGTGGGCCTCGCTAATATTTATGAGACAGTCAACCGTAACCGAGAACTACAAGGGCAAAAGCCCTTGACGCTGTTGTGTATGTCGAACGCGGTGGGCATGGCCAACCCCTATTATATGCAATGGGAGATCACCGATACCGTCGAGAAGATGATCGGCAAAAAAGAGCGCGTTAAGCTGTTAGCCGATAAGGGCGTCTTGCTGGTCGATCTTGTCGATAGTCCCATAGCAAAGGAAAAAGCAAATACGGCCCTCTATAGGTCTATGAGCGGCACAGACTTTTATAGATCAGCCATTGAAAACCAGTATAGCGCGGAAGAAAAGAGTTTGGTAGTGTCCCGGCCCCTGCGAGAATATTATCCGCTTGTACAAATTGGGCGGTGCTGCATCTACGAGCACAAGAGCAAGCCACTATACTATGTATGCCGTCACAGGTCCGGTGAGATGCCTACATACGGCACCGGCGATTATGAGCGGAAACGGTTTAGGGCCGCGTATGGGTACATCTGGCCCGCATACTTGCAGCGGCAACTAGAATTTGAGCGCTATTCGGATGAAATTTTCTTCCGCGAGTACTGCGGTACTTGACTTTTATACACAGTCGATATATTATAAAGATAATCCCCGGTGCCCACAGGCAGCCCCCAGAAGGGGCGGGCAAGCGTCAGCCAGCGCAAGAACCGGGGATTTACTTGTATCTGCAATGGGAGGTGTACAAAATGGATGCCAATGCTGTAATTCAGGCTATTTCTACCGTGGGTTTCCCCATTGCCGCATTCTTGCTAATGTGGTATCAGTGCAATACCGTGGTTAAGGAGAATACTGCGGCTATTACCGATATGCGGATCGCTCTGGACGAGATCAAGAAGGAGAGCTGACTTATGGGGTGCTATATCATTTTTGCCCAGTCAATCACAAACGAGCGCGCGTTCCTGCTGGCTGATTTGTGCGCTCGTTTGGATGTCACCTATTATAGCGACTGGGCAAACGTTGCCCACACGCGGCAGTGTTGCGCGGTGGGCCCTGTCACCAAAGGAGACAAAGACCAAGTAGTTAAATGCTTGGCACATGACACATATGTTGTGATGGAGGCGACTAAAGTTGAAAATCAGTGAAAAAGCGGCCCTCGCTATGGCGGGATACACCAAAGCAGAAATTGAAGCGATGGAGAGGCCGCAGCCCGCGCCGCAGCCCGCGCCGCAGTACGATGGCCTCGAAACCCTGTTGCAGCAGCTTTTGCAGGGTCAGCAGACGACAGCGCAGGCGATGCAGACCATGACGCAGACGTTGCAGGCAAACGCGCTGGGCCTTGGCATCCAGCAGCAGCCGACGGCAGATGCCGCTACTGTGACGGCCCGAATTATCGACCCGACTTATGGAAAGGAAGTGAAGTAAAATGCCCCTTAGCATGAATTTTGCGGACATTGCCGCAATTTTGACTGAGATCAACAAACTGGCCACGGGCCAGACACCGACGTCGCCCATCGTGGACACGTCTAGTTTCGTTTCTGTGGCGCAGGCCACGTTACTGACCGGCACCGACAATTACACTAGAGCGATTAGTCAGGTGCTGGGCCGTACCATTTTTGCCGTCCGCCCCTACGATGCACCGCTGAAACGCTTGCAGGTGACGGGCGACGACTGGTCAAACCATGTGCGGAAGATCAATTTTTGCGACAGCGACCCCGTCACCGATAATGCGTGGGAGCTGCAGGAAGGCCATAGCGTGGACATGTACGAAGTCCACAAGCCTAAAGTCCTTCAGACAAACTACTACGGCCAGACCAATTACAGCCGCGTGTACACGCAGGCTGACACCCAGATGGAGGCAGCATTCAAGGGGCCCGAGGAACTGGCGCAGTTCTGGTCGTCTTTCGTGCTGCACCTTTCTAACCAGATCGAGGCTGACAGACGCAACCTCGCCAACAACCTGATGGCCAACCATCTGACCGGCATGACTGTGACCTGCCAGAACAGCGTTGTATATCTGCTCGATGAGTACAACGACCAGCAGGGCACCAGCCTGACGGTTAAGGACGTGTATAAAGAAGCGAACTTCCCTGGATTCGCAAAATACGCCTATGGCCGTATCAACGATATTTCCCGCCTGATGAAAGAGCGGTCTATCAAATGGCACCAGAATTGGAATATCAACGGCACGACGTACAACATCATGCGCCACACTCCATATGACCGTCAGCACCTCTATCTGTACAGTGGCACGCAGAGCCAGATCGACGCCCGTGTGATTCCCGAGGTATTCCATGACAACATGCTGAAATACCGCGACGCCGAGCAGGTTACGTTCTGGCAGAACATCAACAAGCGCGAGACCATTTCCGCGACGCCTGTTGTGACCACTAATGAAGGTACGGCATTAAAGAAACCAGCAGTGAAGCTCTCCAATGTATTCGGGTGCCTGCTGGACTGGGATGCCATCGGCTACACTCCGAAGCTGTCCCGTGTGGTTCCTACCCCCATGAACGCCCGCGGCCTGTATACGAACTTCTGGTATCACTACGGGTGGTCGTGGTACGATGACTTCACCGAGAACGCTGTTCTGTTCCTGATGACCCACGACGACGTCACCACCCAGAGCGATGCCACGGCGGCAAGAGCCTCTACCCTGAAAACTACCACTCATAAGGACGCGGACCCCTCTAAGTCCTGACCAATACCGGCGGGCATTGCCCGCCGGTTATTTTATAGGAGGTGCAAAATGCAAGCTACCTTTTATCAGTTCGCAAAGCGCACCAATAGCACAAAGCGGCCCAGCGGTGGGCAGGGGTTTGGAATTGACCTTAAAGCCCCCTGCAATATCATTGACCCCGAGATCAAGATCGCAACGCAGAGCGACCCCACGGGATTTAATTATTGCTACCTGCCCACGTTCAGCCGGTATTACTGGGTGAAGAACTGGACATATTCGGATGGGCTCTGGAATGCCTCGCTGACTGTTGACACGCTGGCAAGCTACCGCGACCAAATCGGCAATAGTACGGAGTATGTCACAAGATCGTCGGCACAGTATGATGGTACAATTTCAGATGGACTCTACCCGGCATCGGCTAAAGTGCAAAGTGTAACAACCGCTTTTCAAGGTGGCTTTGCGGAAACAATTAGCGGGGGATTCTTTGTTATTGGGTTAATAGCTAAAGCCGCAAACTCCATTGGGGCTATTACATATGCAGTAATGACCCCTACAAATGCCAAAAAACTATCTGCAAAATTGCTGACTGATGTGTCATACCTTAGTATTGACAATACGGAAATTAGCGACAGTTTAACAAAGGTTCTTTTTAATCCCTATCAGTATATCGTAAGTTGCAATTACTTTCCATTTGACATCGCCGAACTCACCGCACATTTACCGCTTGTTTCAAGTGTAGATGTCGGGTGGTGGTCGATAGACGTCCCATGTTGGATTTTGGGAGAAGATAATAACAAATTAACAAAATCGGTGAGCGTGAGTATCCCGAAGCACCCTCAAGCGGCAAGCCGCGGAGGGTATTGTAATGCCTCCCCCTACACGGACTACACTATCTTCTTGCAGCCCTTTGGAGTGATACCTCTTGACGCATCTAAACTGTGGGGCGCTGTCACCTTATCTATACAATATATGGTTGACCTTTTCACCGGTGACAGCATCTTACGTATATTCACCAATGCAAATCAGCTAGTACACGAGACAACCGCCCAACTTGGGGTACCTATTCAACTTTCAAATATTACATTTGATATACCATCGGGCAGCGGAGGATTGCTGCATACTGGTATTGCGGCAGCGTTCGGAGGTATCCAGGCAGCATTATCCGGGGGTTCTTTCTCAGACGTCGGAAACGGTATTTTAAATGCTGCACAAGCAACCAATGCCGATGTTGCAAGTAAGGGTGCCACTGGGTCCACAATAGCTTTTGATTCGGTGCCTTATATGGTTGCGCGCTTTAAAATTCTTACGGATGATAACAATACCGACCATGGGAGACCCTTGTGCAAACGTGTGCAAATATCCACTATCCCGGGGTACATCATGGTTGACGATCCGGACATTGCGCTAACAGCAACAGCAGAAGAAATTGACAGTGTCAAAAGTTACATGAAGAATGGTTTTTTCTATGAATAGGAGGCGTGAATAATGGCCGTATATAAACAATGTATTACTGACGTGTCGCCGATCAGAGTAACCGCCGGTTATCCTGCATACGCTGACGGTAGCCCCCACCGGGGCATTGACACGGTGCATGGAGACCATAAAGCATATGCGCCCGAAGCGGGCACCGTGGTAGTGGCCCAGCATTGGAATGGCAGCACCTCGGGCGACCAGTCATGGGGCAATATGATTAAAGTGCGAATGGCCAACGGCACGACATGGCGAGCCGCACACTTTGCCTCACAGATTTGGAACGTGGGTGACACAATCTCCAAGGGGCAGTTTATCGGCACCCAGGGAGAGACCGGCTACGCAACGGGCATTCACACGCACTGGGAGTATGCCGATGCCGCTGGAAACCTGAGGGACCCGTCCAGCATTATCAGGATCCCGAATCAGGTGGGGACATGGGACGTAGAGTGGGACTCGGGCGGGGGCCCTGGTCCGGGTCCGGGTCCGGGTCCGGGTCCGGGTCCGGGTCCGGGTCCGGGTCCGGGTCCGGGTCCCGGGCCGTGGCCTACTGGCAAATTGCCGGTGTGGTTACTGTTTAAAATGGCAAAGGGAGGTCGTCTGTTGTGAGTGCTCCATACAGCTACGAGCAAATTAACGCCCATGTGTCGCCGGTGACTCCCTCCGTGATGCACACCAAGGGTAACAGCCTGTCCTATTATTTCCGTAAATACCTGTTTCTTGAGGCCGTGTCAATGGTACGGTGGACATTGCCCGAAACATGGCCCAGTAACCGCTTGCAATATCTTGTTTTCGGTTCCGGCGGTGTAACGGTGTTCAACACTGACCGTTATGGCCTCGTATATGACCGAATGGGACTTACCGGCATTAACATTTTCTACAATCCCACACACTCCATCATTGCCAACCCTTTTATCAAAGGGTCCCCGTATTTGCAAATCGGAAAACAATGCGAGATCATCAATTTGCAGCCCGATTACCGGGGCATGGTGGATATTGTGGCGTATTATGGGGACATGATGGCCCTTGCCGCCCAGACCATCCAGAGCAATTTAATCAATAGCCGCCTTGCCTACGTGTTTGCGTCCGGCAACAAAGCGGGTGCGGAATCTTTTAAAAAGATGTTTGACGCCATTATGCAGGGGGACCCCGCCGTTTTTGTTGATGCCTCTTTGCTCAAAGCCCCCAAGAATGGGGCATCCGGGCAAGACCCGTGGATGTATTTTGCCACTGACCTTAAAGGGAACTTCATTACCAACGAACTGCTAACCGCTCTTAAAACCATTAAAGCGCTGTTTGACACAGAAGTCGGCATCCCAAACACCAATACCAGCAAGAAAGAGAGGATGTTGACAGATGAAGTCAATTCTAACAACGTTGAGACAGCCGCAAAAGCGTCTCTCTGGTTGGATAGCTTGCAGCGTGGTTGCGAACGGGTCCACAAACTATTTGGAATTGATAAGTCTACTTTGTGGGTCAATTGGAGGTTCCCACCCGATACTAATACGCAGGAGGTGAACAACGATGCACTCAACCTTGAGCTTTAACGGGTTGCTGACGGGATACCCGGAACTGTTCGACGATTTGAAAGTCCCAAATAGTGTATCTAAAGAAGCTGTCTGCAATCAATTACTGCTTGATACACTGGACTTAGAGGTACTGTATGCTGACGGCCCCACAATGCGCAGGGCGTTGGGCGTCTATTCTGAAACCATGTTTCCGAGCTGGACCCGGTACGCTGAGGCTCTGGGCCTTGAATACGACGCGCTGGCGTCCGATGACCGAACCAGAACAACCGACCATGCAGGAACCAGCGGCGGCACAATCAACCGCACTAACGGCGTGAAGGGGACGACTACAAGAGCGCCTAACCTGACCACAACCGGCCAGAATAACGGCAGTGACAGCACTACCCGGGACGTCACGGGGTTTGACAGCGGGGCATTGCAAACCGCTGAGAGGAGTACAACGGCCCTCGGTACTGGGAACACCATTACCAGCAGCGGCACCGACACGACCACCACCGATCAGATAACCACCGATAACAACACTTCGGAGTCACACGACGGCTACAATGACACCGTGACCGAGAAGGGCCGGGCAGGACGGGACCCTCAGGACCTTATTGCCAAAGAGCTGACCCTTGCAATGGAGAACGCCGTTCATAAAATCGTTACGGACATCCGGGCAAATTTTTGTTTGCTGGTATATTAAGGAGAGGCCAATTATGAATATAAACCCTATTCACAGCGCGCCCTACACAAATTTCCATGACCTCAATCTTGATTGGATTATTGAGGTGCTGAATGAGTTTAATACCAAACTGACAAACTTTGTCAGTCTGGCTACAATCAAGTATGCGGACCCCATCCAGTGGGACATTACTAGCCAGTATGAAGCAAACACCGTTGTAGTGGATAGCAAGGGCAACGCATATCTTTCCGTGCAACCGGTGCCGTCCGGTGTGTCTCTGGATCGTGTGGAGTTCTGGACAAAAATTGGCAATTTCGATGAGCTTTGGGCGGATGTAAAAAAGGCCATCACTCCCAACGATGAGGGCCACAGCCCCACCGCTACAGCTGCAAGAGCGGTCAACGATCTTGTGTGGGTCAACGGGGCGCTGGTACGTGTCACTAGAGCAATGATAGCCGGTGACGCCTATGTACCCGGATCCAACTGCGTGAGCAGCTCCACAAATGAAGTTTTGCATTACCTTATTACCGCGCTCAATGAGGGCCTAAGCGCCGAGAAACAGGCCCGGGAGGATGCTGACAGAAACCTCCAGACAGCCATCGACGCCGAGAAACAGGCCCGGGAGGATGCTGACAGAAACCTCCAGACAGCCATCGACACCGAGAAACAGGCCCGGGAGGATGCTGACAGAGACCTCCAGACAGCCATCGACACCGAGAAACAGGCCCGGAAGGATGCTGACAGAAACCTCCAGACAGCCATCGACACCGAGAAACAGGCCCGGGAGGATGCTATCAACGATCTGAAAAAATCCACTGTCGATTTAGAGGTGTTCACCACCCCAGAAATGTACGGCGCAAAGGGTGACGGCTCTACGGATGACACAGCAGCAATTCGAGCCGCTTTTAATGCTGCTAACGCCAATAAACCCATTATCCTGACTGGGCAATATTATTGTACCGGCACTATTACCGTTAAGAGGGACACTACCGTTATCGGTGCAGCATCCCGACCCCGTGCGGTGCTGATTCCTTATTTCATTTTCAGCAATGCCGTCAACCCCGCGTTTTCTATTGTGGGCGCGCAGGACAGCGATGTCGACTATGGCGGGACCCTTGAAAATGTCACTTTTAAGGGCGTCACCGTCGGTTTGAAGAATCCCGCGACTTCTGCAAGCGTTGCATTTAAAGTGCAATGGGCGCGTTTCTTCACTCTTGAAGATTGCAGCGTACACGGGTTCACCACCGCAGTGGATTTCGCTAACAACAACGGTATGCTGATTAAAAATTTTGAGTACAGCACTAACGGCTCGGTGAATGTCACTGTATTTAACAAGTTTAACACTGGCGGCAATACGGGCCTGAAATTGCAGCACATCGTCATTAACAATTTTTCGGAAGGAATCTCTAAAGCGGTTGTCCTGTACGATACCACCGCAAACAGCCAAGCCGGTGACAGATGGTTTGAAGATTGGTTGTGTGTCGGGCCGTGGAACAACGTTATTTATTACACGCACGGGAATGGGTTCAGTCGGCACGTTTATATCAATCGCATTTTTGCCGATCACCTGATTGACAATCTGGTGTATCTGGTGGGGTCTGGCGCTAATGAGGACGCCCAGATTACCGACATTGGGTGTGTAGGAGTTGGGGCAACATACCGTGGTATCCTCGTAACAAACTATTGCCGGTTGACGATCAACGGTGTGGCAGGGTCGTCTGCCACTAGCACATACGACTTTATCTCTCTTAACAATGCAATGGACGTGGTATTGACTAACGCTATCCTTGACGGGCCCTCCACATATTTCATCGCTATTACAGGAGGTGCGCGTATTGCAGTATGCAATACCCGCAACACGCAGACCGGCAATATTAACGTCACAGGGGATGCTTCCTATTGCCAGTGGTGCAACGTGTCTACTGTAGGCACTAACAATCTGCTGGTAAACACGGGCAGCAACAATCAGGCAACCAACGTACAACCGACCAGCACGAACTAAATAGTCTGCATTATGTGCCCACTCCCCTACCCTATGGGGCGTGGGCACTATATTTTGTGTCTATTGACATTTTGCACAAAGTTTGGGGCGTTGGGGAAG